TTAGATGAGGTATTAACACTATCTGATACAGAACTTAAATTTTGGAAAGATGTGAATATAGACCCATATTATATGTACGTAGACGGTACAATGTCATTGGTTGATAATAAAAGAATTGAACATAACCAAGATTTATTAAAAAACTTTGTAGAGGTAGAGAAGAAAGCTTCAATAACCAATAGGGTAATACCACAACCCAAACCTTTTGTTAAACCTAAAACAAACCAACAAACGTTTAAATTTAAATAAAAAAAGAAACCCATCAATTACGATGGGTTTTTTAATTCGATGATACTCTAAATTAAATTGCGTTGAATGGTCCTTGGAATGGTCTGTAAGAAAGTGTCTTATTAAGGTTTTCCGCCTCACTTGCTCTTCTTTCTAACATCTTATCAGGACGTAATCTTTCTAATCTTGCTTGTAACTCTTCGATTAGTTTCATTTTTTCGTCTTTACCTTCAGTAAGTAATGAATCGTATTCTAAACTTAATTCCGAATCAGGAACTTTTAAGTTTCCACCAAACTTACCTCTAACACGACCTAATGCTTCTTTACACGTCGCGATAAAGTATTTTCTTACCCAGTTTTGGCCAGGTTTATTTAATGTCTCCCATGTCATATCTTCTGTTTCAACATCAGAAGGTAATTTAATAACGTCAGGATTATCTTTCATACATGCTTTTCTATCTTCAGTGTCGTAATACCAATACCATACTTTTGATTGGTTTAGTGATTTTGAACCAAAATCAAACCTACCACCTGGTACGTTCAATAAATGAATGAATTTACCACCATCAGGTGCTGCGGTAACTCTATATGTTAAATCACCACCGATAATTCTATTCTTTAAGTTACGGTCTTGCATTCTTAGTAAGATGTCAAACGCTGGCATCATAAAGTATGACCCCATAACACCCATTTGTGCGAATCCACCACCACCTCCGATACCTGTACCACCAAAACCACCAAAACCACCCATAAATGGGTCGATAAGTGATTCATTAAGTTCAGCACGGTTAAACCAAAGTAGTTCGTTTAATTCACGTCCTTTTGGTATGTGATACATTTGTTGACCTTCTTGTAACTCTATAAAGTCTTTTTGTAGTACCCAATCTCCACCTGTTTGTAAACCAACAATCTTAGAGTATGCGTATGTATATTGTGTTTCGTAATCCATACTTCGAGTTGTAAATGCTCTCGACAATGATTGTTCGTCAACATTTAATCCGTTTAACGAGGTCCATTGTGATTCAATCAACCAATCCTGTATGAATTGTTCATATTCACCTAAAGAAATTTCCAACAAAGAATCCATTTGGTCGTCATCTAATTCGATTGAACGAATAGGTGCTCCCAACAAGTGCATTGTTTGTTTGTATAATTTACCTTTGTTTTTTGAGTTTATAACCATTATCTCTTTTATTATAAATATCTTTACTTCGGTTATTTACTTAATCAGTTTAAGTAAGTTTCTAATGATATTAATATCTTCATTCAGTTCTGTCACACCTGTTTGGAAAGCGATACCACCATCGCGTACGACATATTTACCATTTTCAGGAAAACACAGATTCGAAAGTGCGACGATATACGACCCATCTTTAGGGTGTTTTCCGAAAACAATATAATCGGTTGTATATCTTTTAGCCTGTCCCACACCATGTATGATTGTTGAATTATTATCTAATGTAACACCAGTAAAAGGTTTTATTTGTATTGTGTGTGTAATTTCTTCAGGTACGGTTTCATATGTGATAGCGTCTACCCCATCAACCATATCTTCTCCAACACCTGAACCACCTAATTTTTTAATGTTTAATCCGTTGAATAGAGGGCAATTTGTTAATAACTCAACAGTTTCTTCTTCTGTCTTATCACCTTTAGCGGATGTTACACCGATTATTCTCTCAACTATTGATTTATATAGTTCACCGTCTTCTGATAGAATTGATAAGAGATTACTTCTATAAAATTGTTTAAGTTCGTAATATATCCCACTTGTTGGTCTCCACAAATCAACACCCATTTCCTCAATAAGTTTAGCCATAACGATGTAGTTGGTGTTTATTCTATTTAAGGTATGATGCCACTCACCATCTTTGGTCCACACTCCTTTTTTGTATCTACCGTTGTCGTCTTTCTCTCCGTACCACCTTTTTTTAGGTGAATAAACATACTCTAAGGCTTTATTTAAAAAGACTCTCCAATCACTGTTATAACCTTTTCCGTAAGTACTCATAATATCACGAGCAATATCAACTGATTTTCTCTCAGGACTTCTTAAAATAGCCGGTTTGATATAATTGATATAATAAAAACCCTCCTCTAAAAATAATGACTTATACTCACGCCTAATTAAATTTTTAACTTCAACTAATAATAAACCTGCATCTTTATTTAAATCGGCTGAGGATAAATCTAATAACACAGACATTACTTTGTGGTCAGTATTTATTCTATTTAGTATTTGATGCCATTCACCATTAGAGTCTAAAACTCCCGTGGGTGTGTCGGCACCACTTGATTCTTGCCATCTATCTAATGGTTCGTATATGTGTTTTAAAACTTTGTTTATAAACACCCTCCATTCTGATTTAGGCCCATTACCGTATTGTGTTACTATATCCTTAGATTTTACTAACGATTTCTTAACATCGTATTTTTCCATTATAAGCATGCTTAAATTTTTCATATTATCCTTTTTATATAAATACCGTAAAAACATTAAACCCCATATTTCAAATCATATTAAAATAAGTTTGTAGTAATAGAATATTTTACTTATCTTTGTAGTATAATAATAAGAACCATAAAAAAATAAATAATATGTCTACAGTTTACTCTTTCATCAGCGAATACAACGGAAACAACTCTTTCTTAAACTCTTTAAAGACGGGATACGCAAAGTATGGTCGATTAACACCATCACAGTTGTCAGCGGCGGACAGAGTAATCACAAACATTCGTGAAAAAGTTAAATCAATGGCACCAATCGAAGTTCGTAAGAATATCGAGCAAATTATGGATTACAAAGGGGATAATAAGTTCGTATTAGACCTTAAAGCTAAGTACGAAAAATACGGGAAACTAACCGAGAAACAAATCGACGCAGGTTTGAAAGTTGTAAACCGTAAGGTTCAGAACAAAATGGCAAAACCTTTACGTTTACCTAAGACTGAAACAATTGTGGTTGGTCAAAGAACGGGTCGTAGTATCAAAGAAGAGAAGGGATTAGATTTCTTACCAATCCAAATTGATGTATCTCACATAATCGGTGTTTCTCGTAAAGCAGTTCATTTGAGAGGGAAACTATCTACTGTTGTTGGTTCTGTATGTCGTTGTTGTGGTAGAAAATTAACTGATGAGTTGTCAAAACTTACAGGTATGGGTAGAACATGTGCCAAAAACACCAATGTACCATACGTTAAAAACACGGACGACCTTGAGCGTTTTATGGAAGACTTAAAGGTTCGTGTAGATGAAATTGGAGAATTTGATTTTTGGATTCCTAAATCACAAATTATCGAGTGGAAAGGAATTTACAAAGCAATGGCAAAAACAAGTTTCAGAACTTATGTGGTTACTTCTTAAGTTTAATAATAATCTCGTCCCCTTTTCTTTTAATACTAAAGGAATCGGGGGATAGGTTTTTGTAGTAGTCTTCGTACATTGAAAACTCATCTGTGGTTTTACTATTTTTAGATTCTTTTAGAGGTGTAACCTCTTTTTCCTCCATATTCTGTATCTCCACATCGCTAGCCTCGTAACTTCTAACATCCCTCTCTATCAACTCTAATTCGTTCCACTCTGAATCTTCAAGAATTCTTTTTTCTATGTCCTCTTTGGAATAACCTTCAAGGGTACCTTCATAATAATCTGTACCATACCCATTCCACATAACTTCAGCTTCTACCTCAAATCGTTTAAGTTTTGGTTCTTTAATGAAATTTTCGTCATTTACGTTTAACGTTGGGGATAATTGAAAGCTAGCAATCGCTTTGTTAACTAATTCTTCCTCTTGCCATTGAAACCCAAACTGTCTTGCGTATTTTCTAATCGATGATACTATTTTCTCGGGGTCATCACTAAAATTTTGATATTTAGATGATAACACTCTAGAAACAAAAACAAGAAATTGGTCATATTTAACCTCTGTTATTTCTTCCGTAATACGTTTTCTTAAATTCATTAGTGTGTGTTGTAAAATAATAAATAGTCATTAACCCTCTTTGAGAGCCGAAAGTAGGTCTTCCATAACCGAATTACCCATATTATCTTCGTTATCTCCCATAACAGTGTCTATAACATTTTTCTTTCTTTGTAAAATATCATAGATAATCATTTCTATAGAGTTCTCGAATACGGGATAAAAAACAGAAACGTTTGACTGTTGACCATAACGGTAAGCTCGGTCCTCGGCTTGTGAATGGTCTGAAGGAACGAATGATAAGTCGTTAAAAACAACAACCTCACCCGCAGTTAAAGTAATCCCTACACCAGCAGCTTTAATGTTTCCAACAAAAACTTGTGTTTTGTCATCAGTCTGAAACTTATCGACAGATTCTTGTCTTTTAACTTTACTCATTTTACCGTTTAGGGTTACTGACCGTTTGTTATATTTCCAAGCAATTTCTTCCAATGTCGATGTGAAGTTTGTAAAAACAATCACTTTTTTTCCTTGTTCGATGGCACTATCAATAATTTCATAAGTCGCATTTAACTTTGATTCTGCAATTATTTGTCTTGCCATCATTAGTTTTGATAATTTAACTGCCAAAGTTTTTTTAGTGTTGTCATTATTTGCCCACTCAATATACTCACCGATTTCTCTTTCATATTCTTTAGATTTTAAGTTAAGATAAACGGGTGTGATAATTTTATCAGGTAAATCTAAGATGTCTTCTTTTAGTCGTCTAAGAACTTGTGGTTTTGTCCTATCTCTTAGCTCTTCTAAATTAGACGCTCCGTTAACATTCCACACTTTTCTATTACCCGCTTGGAATTGGTAACCATCACAATATCTTTTAACATAACCAGCCCAATTAATTGTGAGTGGTGAGTCAACAATATGTAATAAGTTAAAATAGTTAATCGGTCTTGAGGTCATTGGTGTACCTGTAAGTAACCAAACACGACCAACCTGTCTAACCATGTGATTGACTAACTGAGTTCGTTTCGCCTGTTTATTTTGAATATAATGGGCTTCATCTATTAATACTAAGTCAAAACCTTCATCTAATATTTTAGATTTAAATTCGTCGTCATTCTTTTTTGGTATTTCGTGGAAATTCTTTAAGATGTCGTAGTTAATAATGACAAACTTTCCGTCATCCCACTTCTTACCCTCAACAATAGCAACAGTTTCATCGGAGTAATTCTCGATTTCACGTTTCCAATTTAATTTAAGAGATGCGGGACATATGATTAAAACTTTATTGGCACCACTCTCAACCGCAGCGATAATCGCAGACGTTGTTTTCCCTAACCCCATGTCATCAGCCAAAATATATTTGTCGTTACCTAACAGTTTTACAATAGCCTCTTTTTGGTGTTCCATTGGGGGTCTATGGTTATATGGTTCCCAATCAACCTCAACTTTTCGTTCGTTGTATGTGATAATATGAGATTTAGGAATCCACATACATTCTAAAGCCGCTTTATCTAATATCTTACCATATATGTGAAACGCCTTTTCTGTTTGTGTTAGTAATTTCTCGATATAGATTTTTTTAATTGGTTGAGGTAATAGTCTTTCCTCTCTTAACTTATCACCAAAGTAAGAATCCAATTCAACCCACTTCCTCGCCACTTTTGGAGTGTTCTCGTGGTTTTTAATTATGTATTCTGCTTGTGAGCGTGATGGTTTATAACTTTTAGTGAAGAATAGTTTTTCTTTACACCCAAGAATATAGTTATTTCCACCCTCATATTTTTTTAATATTTCTATTGCTTTCTGTTCTGGAATCATAATTGCGCATTATACACAATAATAAACATTAAACTAAACTTAATCAATAGATATTTATTAGTATGAGTAAAAAGAAACAACCGATTAATAGATTAAACAAGTTTTTTTCGTATGACGACTTTGACTTAGATTTATCTATGGGTGAGGAATGGTTACACGGAGACATAAACTTTGATTTGGTTTTATTTAGAGTTGATAGGTCTAAAACTGTTGATGACGTATATGGTGAATCGGGTAAAGGGGAGATTAAGTTCTTACCACCAACCGAATTTAAAGGGATGGTTCTTATTGGCGCACCTGACAACAAAACATATTCAAATGGATTGGGTAGGTATTTAGAGCCAGGTAATATGACCATATCGGTCTATAAACACCATTTAGAAGAGAAGGGTATTGATGTGTCCTATGGGGATTACATCGGATTCTATGAGTCAGAGACAAGAGTAAGATATTATGAGGTTGCCAATGACGGTAAAGTGGTTTCAGATAATAAACACACAATCGGAGGATTCAAATCTTTTTACAGAACATTACTTTGTACACCTGTAAGTGGTGACCAATTTAAAGGAGTATAATATGGGATTACCTAAGAAATATAAAAACGATATAAACGTATATTCTAATAAGGAATTATTAGAAAGAAGACGTGAACTTCTTGAAGAGATTACAAATCAAGACACTAACCTTCCTGAGTCTATTTTACACGAAGACTTAGATTTTGGTATGTTGGAGTTTGTTAAGAACAATTTATTATTTCAAACGGGTGACGGTAATACTATTAATTTTATTGAAAGAATTTTAACAATACAAAGATGGGCAGAGATGTCGAACACATTTCCTTTTACAGACGAAGATGGTAATATCGAGTTACCTTTTGTTGTTGTAATTAGAAAACCAGAAGTTCCTTTTGGAACCAACCCATCACTACAATATACAATACCTGATAGACAATCGTTTTTTTATAGGAGAATACCAACATGGAATGGAAACAGAATCGGTGCTGATATCTATAAGATACCACAACCAATACCTGTTGATATGTCTTTTGACATTGTTGTTGTTTGTAATAGAATGAGAGAACTTAACAGGTTTAATAAAAAAATAATGCAGAAGTTCTCATCGAGACAATCCTATACTAATGTTAAGGGACATTATATTCCTTTAGTGTTAGAGGGTATTTCTGACCAATCACAAATTGATTCATTAGAGGGTAGAAGATACTACCAACAATCATATACAATACAATTACAGGGATTTTTAATTGATGACGAAGAGTTTGAGGTAACACCAGCTATTGATAGAACACTTATAATGACGGAACTAATTGCGGATGTTAAAGGACCTTCTTCGGGTGTTATGACAAAAGTAATTAAAAACAATGTTGAAGTTACAACAGAAAAGTTTTTAAGTGATGGTGTCACAACGACATATAAAACACAAAAGAAAATAAACAATCTGTTCTATGTGGAATTAAATGGTTTAGTGTTGGTTAAAGATGTTGACTATTTACACAACGGTAATAGTTCTAATATTATATTTACTACCCCACCACCATTAGACAGTGTGTTGAGGATTGTTTATACCTTTGATAATACTATGAGTTCTATGGAGGGGAGTATTTTAAATCTTAAAAAAGAGACAATTGAATTTGTTGATGGACAGATGACATACCCATTAGAATTTCCAATATACGATATGATACTATTAGATGTTGGTGGTTTATTACAAATTGAATCTGACTATTATACGTTTAGTAAAGGTCAGTTTAGTATCACGGTCAATGAACTTCCACCTGTGACAACACCTACAACCAAAATGAGTTTGGTTTATCTAACTTCGGAGTTATAATAAATACGACATTATATTTCGTCTCCGTAGATATCTCTTTTCACTTTACAATTGTCCTCAATTAGTTTTTCTACGAAGTTAAACATCTTAAGACCCCCTTTATTACAGTGGTCTTTTAGTAGTTTATGGTGGTATTCCGAGATTTTTAAGTTTTTAACCCTTTTGTCGTTCATTATCTGTAGTATGAAAAAAGTATGAATATAATCATACTCTTAATAAATATTCGGTTTAATAAAAAGTCTTTTATAAAAATACTGAATATTTATAGTAGTAAAGAAATAAATTACAATTAAAAAAATATTCAAATAATGGCAAATTCTAACAGAGTTTTCGTCTCACCAGGAGTATTCACATCAGAAAAAGACTTGAGTTTTGTTTCTCAAAGCGTTGGTGTATCTACTTTAGGTTTAGTAGGTGAAACAAAAAAAGGTCCCGCATTTGAACCAGTATTGGTTTCGGGTTATAATGGATTCAGAACAATGTTCGGTGGTTCTTCACCTGAAAAGATGGGTGAAACATTAAAATACCCACTTCCGTATTATGCAAAATCATACCTATCTCAATCATCACAATTATTTGTGACAAGAGTATTAGGTTATTCAGGTTATGATGCAGGTTCGGCACATTCGATAAAAACTATCGCTGGTGTTAATACAACAACAATAGGACAATCAAATTCACTTAAAGCGGATTTTGTTATTGAACTTAATAGTGGTTCTTTAGATATCGCTGGTTTAGGTCAATTAGAAACAGATTATCTTAATACTGAATTTGAATCAAATGCAGGTGTTACTACAAGTTTCTTAGATTTCGTAAACTTAAACCTATCAGAAGATAAGGTAATGGTTATGGGTCCATATTATAATACATTCGATTGGAACGCTATTGGTGTTGATGATACGGATAAAGTTGTTTATCCAATGTCAGACTCTAAATGGGCAGACCAAATAGAATTTACAGGAACAAATGAAAGCGGGTTAGCATTTTACGCAAGTAAATTCGACGACGCGGGGGTTATTAAAGTACAGATTGTGGTTATGGAATTAGATGTCGTAAGATTTTCAGAGTTTCATAATAAGACAATTGCTATATTACGTTCAAGAGCGGAATATACAGGTGACGATTTAAACTTCAAATTAAACAGTAATATTACGATAACTAGTGATGTGGTAAACGACAATGCTTTAGCTGACTTTGATTTATCATTCACATCAGCGGCAGGAGTACACAGTTTTACGTGTAACTTATCACCATCATCTAAGAAATTTATAACTAAAGTGATTGGTGAATCAGCGTTTGATAAAAACCCTGATGATTATCCTGTTTATGTTGATAAGGTTTATGACAATTATTTAAATTGGTTAATCGCAACAGGAAAAATTAAAGGATTATATACAGGAACTTTAGATAGTGTAAATGAGGGTGGAGACTTTAAGTCGAAATATACATCATCATATACTCCATATGTTGTTTCTGAAGTAAGAGGTGGTTTTGTGTCTAACTTATTTAGATTCGCAACGATTTCAGACGGAGACGCATCAGCAAGAGAGGTTAAGATTTCTTTTGTAAACATTTCAATTGAAAAACAAGAGTTTGATATCATTGTTAGAGATTTCTTCGATACGGATGCAAGTCCAATCGTTTTAGAAAAATTCTCAAGATGTTCTATGAATCCAGACGTACCAGGTTACGTAGCGAGAAAAGTAGGTACATCTGATGGTGAGTACGAATTAAAATCAAGTTATATTATATTAGAATTATCTGATGACGCACCGATAGACGCGGTACCATCAGGATTTAGAGGTTACGAGGTTAAAGATTATAACTTCGCTTCATCTTCTAACGCAAGTATTAACTATAAAAACGAATACTACACTGCAGGACAGGTTATCGGTATAGATAATGATGGTAATGATATTGTAGTAAATTCAGATAAAGTAAGAAAAACATATTTAGGTGTTTCTAACACAGTTGGTTTTGACCCGTCATTCTTTGAATTTTCAGGTGATTATCAAGGTGTTGAATTACTTAAAGGTTTCCACCTTTCATCACAAGCTAACGGAGTTGAGTTTGTTAAAACTAATGAAAACTTTGAGTTATCAGAAGGAAACTTTGAAAAGTTAGTTGGTTGTAAATTCACAATAGCACCTGTAGGTGGTTTTGACGGATTTGATATCTTTAGAAAAGAAAGAACTAACGGTGACCAATATATAAAAGGTAAATCACCATATGCGAACGCAGGGTTTGACCCTTACGTTGGTAACTCTGATTACTATGCGTTCTTAGACGGTATTAGAACATACGCTAACCCTGAAGCAGTAGATATTAACTTATTCTCAACACCAGGTCTTAACTTCTTTGACAATTCATCTTTAGTTGGTGAAGCAATCGACATGATTGAAGAAGAAAGAGCGGATTCATTATACGTAATTGATTCACCAAACAGGTCATCAGTAGATGAGATTGTAGGTGACATTGAAGATATAGGTTTTGATTCTAACTACTCAGCAACATATTGGCCTTGGATTCAGGTGAGAGATACTGAAAATTCAGTTCAGGTATACGTGGCACCAACAGGTGAGGTATTAAAGAACATCGCGTTAACAGACAACGTGGCATATCCATGGTTCGCATCAGCGGGTTACACAAGAGGTTTAGTAAATGCAATCAAAGCGAAAAAGAAATTAACATTAGATGAAAGAGATGAATTATATGTTAATAGAATTAACCCAATAGCAACATTCTCAGACGTAGGTACGATTATCTTCGGTAACAAAACATTACAAGTTAGAGAATCTGCGTTAGACAGAATCAACGTAAGAAGATTATTACTACAAGCTAGAAAACTTATTTCAAACGTGGCGGTAAGATTATTATTCGAACAGAATGATGAAGTTGTAAGAAACGAATTCTTAAGTTTAGTTAATCCAATTTTAGAAAACATAAAAAGAGAAAGAGGTTTAACAGAATTTAAAGTTGTATTGTCATCTTCACCAGAAGATATGGATAGAAATCAGTTATCGGGTAAGATATACATTAAACCAACAAGAGCTCTTGAATTCATTGATATTGAATTCTTAGTAACACCAACAGGAGCATCTTTTGAAAATATTTAAAAAATTATAGAGGGGAGGGTTTCCTCCCCTTTGTATGTATAATATATGAAACAAACATTAATAGAATCAGAAATTAAAAGACTTATGGAAATCATGAGTGTTGAGGTGTCTGAAGGTTTTAACGAAGAGGGTTTACCTGATTTTAAGTATTACGCATTTGATTGGGATGATAACCTAATGTATATGCCAACTGAAATTATGGTGAAAAGTTTTGGAGACCAAGAAATAGGTATGGGTACTGCAGATTTTGCTGAGTACAGAGGACAGATAGGAAAAGAAGACTTTGACTATAAAGGTCATACTATAGTTGGTTTTGCTGAAAATCCTTTTAGAAATTTCGGTGTAGATGGAAATGACCAATTTGTTAAAGACGCTATGATTGCTAAAACAGGTCCTTCATGGAATGACTTTATAGAATGTATTAACGGAGGTTCAATATTTTCTATTATCACGGCAAGAGGACATAACCCTGAGACATTAAGAGAGGGTGTGGAAGCTATTGTTAAAGACGGTAAGGGTGGTTTATCATTCGAATCGTGTGTGGAGTCACTTAAGAAATATAAAGGTGTTATAGACGGGGATGGTGAAGAATTATTCCAAGAATATTTAGACCTATGTAGATTTCATCCTGTTTCACACGGAGCGGGTAGTGCTGCTAACCCTGAAGAAGAAAAAATTAAGGCATTAGAATTATTTATTAAACACGTTAATTCTTTATCTGAAGAATTGGCGGTTACGATGGAGTTAGAAAATGACATCAAAAATAATTTTGTCCCGATGATTGGGTTTTCTGATGATGATAAAGCTAATGTCGACAATGTAAAAAAATACTTAGACGACAAAGGAGAAGAAAATGTCAACGTGTATTACACTAAGACTGATAAAACAAAGATGTAGATGCTAGAACTAGTATACTAGTAATATTTAAGTTATTATATTTTATATATTTTATTTCTTAAGTGTTTTTAAGTGAGTTATACTGGAACTAGTTTAAACAAAATAATTAAAAGTGTCAACTAATATCGAAAGATTTTTAAATTACTTGATATTTATAGATAAATAAGAAACAAATTAAAAAAAATACAAAATGGCTGATTTATTAATGAAAATGCCTGTTCCTTACGAACCAAAGAAAAAGAATAGGTTTATTTTAAGATTCCCTTCAAGTTTAGGGATAAATGAGTGGTATGTAAGTACAACATCTAGACCTTCAGCGAACATAGGTTCAGTTGAAATACCATTCCTAAACACCTCAACATTCGTTGCAGGTAGGTTTAATTGGAACACTATTAATGTAACGTTTAAAGACCCGATTGGTCCTTCAGCGGCACAAGCATTAATGGAATGGTTTAGATTACACGCAGAATCTGTTACAGGTAGAATGGGTTATGCTGCGGGTTATAAGAAAGATATTGAATTAGATATGTTAGACCCAACAGGTGTTGTGGTAGAAAAATGGATTATACAAGGAGCCTTTTTAACTGACTTAAACTTTAATGACTTATCTTACTCTGATGAAGGTTTAGCTGACATCTCAGTAACGTTAAGACCAGATAGATGTATATTAGTATACTAAAACTATAACGGCCATATAAAATTAAAGAAACTCACTTCATGTGGGTTTTTTTATGCTTTACAATGTGGTTATATGGTGTATTATTAAAACAAAAGTGTTTAATATGGACGAACAAAATTATAAAATGGAAGTAGCCTTCGATGTAATACCGTTACCGACTAACGGGGTATTCTACAAAAATAAGAAAGACACACTTAAAGTTTCTTTTCTTACTGCATCGGATGAAAACATTTTAACATCACAAAACTTAATCCAACAAGGTTTGGTTATTGATGAGTTACTTAAGGTTAAAATCTTAGATGACGATATTACCGTGGATGAATTACACGATTCAGACAAAGAAGCCGTTTTATTGTTTTTAAGAAATACCGCATATGGTTCTATGATTAAACTATCTGTAATTGACCCTGATACCGGTTCTTCGGTTGAGGTTGATTATGACCTACAAAACATTAAGTATAAAAAATTTACTCTAACATCTGATAGTGAAGGGTTATTTGATTATACACTACCAACATCTAAAAAAGTCGTTAAATTTAAGTTCTTATCACCAAATGATGAGAGAGAATTAGAAAAAATTAGTGAGGTTTATAAAGATATGTTAATAAAACCAACAATCACTAAAAGGTTAGAAAAGATGATTATTTCAGTTGATGGTGAAAAAGACCCAATGAAAATATCACACTTCATTAGTACAATACCTATTAGAGATTCTCAGAGTTTTAGGAAGTATGTCACTGACAACACACCAGGTTTAGACAAAGGGGTAGAGATAACTTTACCTTCGGAAAAAAAAATACAAACATTCTTTAACCTTGACACAGAATTTTTTCGTCCATTCTACGGACTATAAAACATCTGTTTTAGAAGAAATCTATTATTTAGGGAAACATCTGAATTTCACGTATAGTGATGTTATGATTATGCCTGTCTACGAAAGAAAGTTTTTTGTTAATATGTTAGTTGAGGAATTTGAAAAAAAGAAACAAGACTACGAGAACGAAAAGGCTAAAAGGTAATCTACATTATATCCACAAAAAAAAGGTTAACGGGTATTTATAGTTATACTTAATACCAAATGACACAAAAAGCCATTGATGCACTTAAGAGACTAAATAACGCAACTGATGAAACGCAGAAGCAGAAGATAATGGCTGATGAATTATCTAAAGCTGCTAGTGAGGCGTCTAAAAAAGTCGGTGGAAGTGTGACGAGTCAGTCTGCGTTAGGTAAGACTAGTGAATATATAAAATCATTAGGTTCAATGGGGGGAGCAACAATTAGTTTTGATAAGAATATCTTAGATTTAACGGATGATGTGTTAAAATTCGGTAAGGCAATGGTTAGTTTGGATTTTGGTAAAATTCTTACTTCATTTAAAGAATTAGCAAAACCAATAATAGCCTTAGACACCGCACTTAGAAATCAAGTAAATAGAAGTTTAGGTCTTACAGGTGGATTGGCTAGAGACCTTAGGGCTGATATTATTGAGGTTGCGGAAGAGACAACAAAATATGGTATTGAAATAGGGTATGTTGCAGACACATATTCAACATTTATAAATGACTTAGGACTTGCGGTCCCTATAAGTCGAGAGGTTGGTGAAGGACTAATGTTACAAGCTAGAGCGGTTGGTCTTACTGCTTCTCAAGCAGGTTCTTTCTTAGCTACCTTAACAAATTTTGGTGTTGGTTTAGAAAAAGGACCTGAAACACTTAAGGAAATGGCTTCAACTGCGAGGTCAATGGGTCTGTCTACCAACAAATTTATGGAATTTGCTACTACAAATTTAAAGATGATAAATACTTTAGGTTTTAGTAAGGGAATTAGAGGTTTTACTCAGATAGCGGCAAAGGCTTCATCTATTGGTTACGACCTTGCTAGTGCACAGTCCGCCGCTGAAAAACTTTTTGATATTGATGGTGCGGTTGAAATGGCAGCACAACTAAATGTTTTGGGGGGTGATTTTGGTAAGTTAGGTAACGCAATTGATTTAATGTTCTCACCAACGAACGACATGGAAGGGTTTACTAATTCATTGATGGATGCAACTAAACAGTTTGTTTCTTTTAATGCTGAGAAAAACACATTTGATGTTAGTCCTTTAGATTTAAGACGAGCACGTGAATTTGCTAAGGTAACGGGGATGAGTATTGAAGAAGTTATACGAAGTGGTAAGAGATTAGCGAAGATGGAGATGATAAAGGATAAGATATCCTTTTTACCTGATTTATCTGAAGAAGAAAGAACATTGATAGGGAATTTAGGGTCTATAAGTGATAGTGGTGAGGTCACCTTAAAAGGTAAACTTGTTAGTAAAATGGAAAGTGCAGAACTTACAAACACACTTAGGTCTTTAAAACAAGAAGACAAGAAAAAGGCGATGACTGAGAAAGAGATATTAAACGAACAGTTAAACCTTTTTACTAAGTCAAATTACTATCTAAAAGCAATAGCATTACAGGTTACAGGTGCAGGAGATGGTGGTGGTGCCTTTACTGCCGTTGGAGATGACTTAAACGATTTGGTATACAGTATGATTAAAGACGATACCAAGAGAGAGGCGATGTTAGATGGTTTTATGACGATGTTTGCCAAAAATGATATTAGAGGTATTGAGGCTAGTTTAGAGGCAAATGCTAAAACAGATGACCAAAAAATTGCGGTACAAGGGATTAAAGATAAGATGCAGGATTATATGAGTGAATACCAAAAAGTTATGGGGGTATCGGCAAAAAATAGTGGTATCTCAGGTGTTGGTAGTTCTTTGAAAGAGAATGTTGAGGTTAAGCTTAGTCCAACGACAAATGTTAGCGTTACCATTGATAGTCAATTGGAGAAATTCACTAATGATGAAAGAAAAATCCTTAAAAATTATGCTGCGAAAGTGGTTGTGGATAATCAAGGTGGTGATGGTAGATAAACACAAAAAAATAATTAAGAATACTATATATAATATATGTCTAATTTAAATTTTACAAATACTGAGATATTAAGAAACAGTCTACTTAGTAGGAATCTAGATGATTCTTATGGGTTTAGTACACCTTTGCCTAATACTTTCACCGATTCCACATATGGAATACAAGGAACTTCAGACCTTTCAGTGAATGACCAATTGGACGTTAGTGAAACGGCTGAACCAATCATAGATACGATTGGTGTTTTAAATCAATATGGTCCTGAACAATATAGTATAACAAATATTCAAACGGTAATAAGTAGTATTGGTAGTCAATTAGACTATTTACAGAGTTTTGTTCCTTCACCGAGTAGAGGTAGTTTAGGGTTAATTTCAATATTAACGGGTGACGATAATGGTGAGGGTGATACTGAAATGGTTTCTATCGCACGTGCTCAACTTAGGGGTATGGCATTGGAAACGATGGGTGTTAAGTTAAGAGAATCTACTTTAGGTAGAATTAACGCATTAGACGCCATTAATGACCCAACGGCTTTAGACGGGTTACTAACAGGAAGAGAAAGTATTATTGAAAGAGATTACCAAATTACAGTTCCCGGTAATCCGATAACAAGAGCTGCAGAATATTTCGCAAGAGTTTCGGGGACACAGTTACCCGTTTCTTATATTCCTGGTGAGTTCTTTGAAGAAAATGTTGAAAAAGGTAAAGTTGAAGGGTTTTTAGATAAGGCTGGTTCTGCGATTGGTCAAGTATTAAATTTAGACTTTAACAGTCACAAAAAAACATATAGTCAAAAACTATTACAATATACTTCGGGTGGTCAAAAATCAAGACTATTTAAATCCGTAAATTATAACAAATATAAACCAAACTTTGATAGTAGTGTTGGGGGTGTTTTAAACAATGTTGTTGGGTTTGTCCAAGGACTTGTAGGGTTAGACCCTTCAGATGGGTCTTTTTACGTTGGTTCGCCAGACTCAGACCCAGGAACAATCTTTAACTATGATAGTCAAAGTAACACACAAAAAGGGTTTATTGTTTCAGGACCGTCTAAGATGGTTAAAATGTTTGAGGGTGATATACCATTAAACACATACCCACAGAGCGGTAGAAAGTACTTAAACGGTACTAGACCAAGAAATACAGAAACCGATTTCATTTGGATTGGTGATGGTAATGATATACCAAGAGGAACGATAGATGGTGTTTCCGTACAATCAAACGAGAAAACCATTAAAGAAGATACTCTTTTAGGGTTCACAGAAAAAATGGTTCAAGACGCATCCGCATTAGAGGGTGAAGCAAGATTAAAACATCCCGGTACTGTTATAAGTAACGTGGCCTATAAATATCATGATGGGTACAAAATAATATCCAAAGGTAGTGGGGTTATAGGTGAGGATGATGACTTCTGTCGTGTATGGACTAAAGATTACGGTTATGACCGTTATGGAAGGTTGGTTAGACATAAAGGAATACAAAATAATCAGAGAAGGGTTCCTGGTTCTGTAATCAGGTCACAAATGATGTTAAATATCGGACCAACTAAAGATAATGATGGAGAAAATATAAATTTTGGAACAGATAAAGAAGGTAAGAACTTAACTAAGTATATGTTCT